TAGTCATTGTTCTGCTGGTAACGTGGCACCAGTTTTTTACAAGCCGGACAAGTGTTAAACCAAAAGTGATTTAAGTTATCACAACCGTCCGTTTTTACAAGCCATTCTTTTCTAAATTCGCTAAGTTTACTCATTGTTCTCACACCAAGTCAGGACGGACCTATTATATATAATTATATGTATATTAATCGATTACTAGGAGAGTACCCCCCAAACCCAAACCCCCGATAACTGTGTATAATTCCTGTTATAGAAAGTAATATATAAACCACACGGTTTTTTAATGAAAATAATAAGCCGTCATACTAATAAAAAAGGGTTATACATACATATATTATATAATATACCTACAATTTACCAAAACCTTGTTGATTTTGGTTTTCTTTTGGCTTTGAAGCTGCTTCAGCTAGTTGAAAGTTAGCCAAGGACTCATTTAGTCCTGACTTGTTCGCTAAGTATTCCACTATCATAGTGGTCCAATCGCCATCCTTTGCAGCCGATCTTAAATTGTTCATAGGGTCGAGCTTTTTTGCTTCTTTTGTCATACTTCCGACCGTACCCAGAAAACTTTTAAGAAAAGTTGTCCTGAATGCTTCTAATCGAACTTCTGTTCGTGCGTCGACCTCATCTAATAACGGTTCAAGGGTTGCTATCAGCCACTCGCCGTCATCCTCGGTTATTTTATCCTCCCATTTATTTATTATCCAGTCTCTGAGGATAAATCGGTATAGAATTAATATTATTCCGATCTCACCAATAAACAAAAGGGGTACAATTTGGGTTAGTTCCATAACTGTCAGTAATTGGGGCCTACAAAAAGGAGTTTTTGGTGAGGAACAACGGCCCCGTTGATTATAATTTCTTTAGAGCAGCTTCTAAGCCTTCTCCAATGATTTCGGAAGTCCAACCCTTGCCAAGCATACAAGCACTAACCCTAGTGGTCCTAAACCACGTTCCCTTAGGATATTTGAGTCGGCAAGCGTTCCAATCACTAATAAATTTAGTTTTCTCTTCATAACCTGTAATCTGGAAAGGATCGGTTACCGTTTCTATGACCGTATCAATCTTTTCACTAACTTCAACTTTTACCAATGTCAATAAATCTTTCAACTTCAAACCCAGAAACCCGACACCCGCCAAGACCCCGACAATTAATAATGGATTCCTGAAAGCACTTAGCTTGGTTTGTCTTCCATAATACTCATCTACTGCTTTTTTCTTGGCAGCGTTTACGGTTTCAACTTTCCCAGTTATGGGATTGTAATAATAAGCCATTTACTTTCGCCTATGTTGAATTAAGCATTGAATATGAGCGGGACTTCCGGGGGTCATTCCTGAACAGGGGTCTTTACCCAATCCTAACAGGGCCTTTCCTAAAATGATTAAAGACGCGATATCCATAGAGTTACGCCTCTAAAATCAAAGTACGAACACTTTTATATATAAAGGATTTTTCAAAAGGCACGTTAACGCCTCTTAGACTTTTTCCCTGCTGGGGTCTTTCTGTACGCTACGCCCATCTTCTTTAGGTTCAACTTTCCAGATCGTAACACAAAACGTGGTTTCTTACTGTTAGCTTTTACAAATTTATTCCAGGGGGATAGTTTACGCTTAGGTTTTGGAACTCGATATAAGCCACCTTTACCCTCGTAACCTAATGCCGCAAGGTATGGATCCTTTGATGTTGGCGCGTCGGCAATTTCGTAAACCGTCGCCTTTTGGCCATCCTGAAAACCCATTCGGTAATACTCACGTTCACGCTTGGTGGGCATCTATCGGTATATCCTACCTGTTATTCCTACCGTAATTAACCTAGTTGCATCCGCTCCATTCGATACTAAGTTTATTTCCACCTCAGTATATGGCGGAATAATTAGAGCCGTTGTGGCCTGCATTCGTGAATCGTCGCTTAACTTACCCGCTACTAAAAGCGAAACAACCCCCCCATTAAATTTGCATTGCAAATAAGAAATATTATCTTGGCCCCCGGGATAAGCTAACGCCATATTCACTTGGAGTATTGTGTCGGCATAATAATTGCCGCTAGTAAAACTCATAACGGGGGCTGACGTTGTGTTTGCTGCTAAATTGTTATAGGCATAACAGTGATCACCTATAATCTCTAAAGCTTGCGCTAGTCCTGTGAACGAATTACTAACGCCTACTATTTCAGCCATTTAAGGCCTTCAGGCTGAATAAGTTATAGTTATCGCAACGTCGCAAGTTTCAGCAGTCGTACAACTTACAGAGAAGTCTATCTGATTGCCGGGAATTATATTGAAGAGTCCACCTGCGGCCTCAAGTACTACAGGTTGCCCGTTGTTTCCGTCCAAGGGACCTGCGGCACTATTAGACCAACCGGGTCCCGCAAATATCTGTTGAACGCTAACCCCGTCACCTTTGAAGGCGAATACACTCAAACCGTCGGTTGCGCTTGTATGATCTGGCACACAGTGCATTGCGATCCGTACCACTTTATTCATCCCCTCAGGGTTAGTGGTTGATTGAGTCGACCCCATTAATTGAGTCATCGCTGTAAATGTTCCCGCTACGAGCGAGGAGCCTGCTAAAGAATATGTTCTTGTTTGTAGTCCAGCCATGTTTAAGCTCCGAATTGGTCCCGTTCAGGTGTCATAGCTTTTATTCGGATCGGACCTAATTTTGCAAGTTGCCCGTTTCCAAAAGACTTAGCTAACATTTTTCCGACGTATGCGGCCCCGAGAGTCCCAATTATCTTATTTTTGTTGGTGGCCACGCTGCTTTGAATAACTCCTAAAGCCCCCGATAAATCCCCGCCTAATGCGGCCTTTACTGCTGTATCAACACCGGCCGAACTTGCGAGACTGAGAGCAGCCCCCGTTTCGATTGCCGAGATCGTAAAACTCTTTTTTCTTGAATATCTTCTATTCGCACGTCGCCTGACCATAAACCCATTTAGGCGGATTGCCTATTTAGTCTAATGGGTTCTTTCTTTAGCTAATTGGTGAACTTCTTTTAATTCTTGTTTCCAACAACGATCGCAAACATGTTTAATTTTAAATCCCCAAGTACCACAACGCCAACACCTAAACCTCATTTATCCTCCTTAGTTTAGGAGGATTATATCCCCTTGATATGTCTCTATAGACTCTATACTGAGGTTTCCCTTTTTTGTGTCCTATACAGACTGTCTTTTGTGGTAAGATCGTGACATCCTCAAGAAAGAAATCTAATTCGCATTTCCTACACCAATAGGCCTCGAATATCTGAGGCCATTTTATTATCCTCTTAGTTAACTTGACATTACAGTCGGGGCAATATTTACCGTCGCAGTCTTTAAGCACGCATAACCCCCATACAATGCTTACAATAAAAACCGTTTGGAATATCTGGATATAGAACTTGTTTTCTTTCGCTTGTTTTTACACAATACATTCTATATTTGCGGTTTTTCTGATTACATCGGCCGCACATCATACTAGCAGTGCCCATTATTCCACCTTCATACATTTAGAACACTGTTTCGAACCGTGTGGAGGGTTAAAGTGTGGGTTTACGTCTACTCCTACATACTCGCGAGGATCAAAACACGTTCCACAATTAGGACAGTCATTTAATCTAAGCCAGATATTACAGTTATCACACTGAGTTCCAACCGGTGCCTCACGTATAGACTCATCTGAATAACATTTAGGACATATCAATCCGATATACATTTTAGTCACCATATCCGTGAAGAACTCGGAACGGTTTTTGACATACTTATCAAGAAAGTTCTTCAATGTTACGGGGATCGTTAAATTGATTAAGGTCTTATCAATCCTGTTACCCTCGGCGTCGGTCTGAGGTGGCCGTCCAACTTTGCGTTTAGTCATTGTTCTGCTGGTAACGTGGCACCAGTTTTTTACAAGCCGGACAAGTGTTAAACCAAAAGTGATTTAAGTTATCACAACCGTCCGTTTTTACAAGCCATTCTTTTCTAAATTCGCTAAGTTTACTCATTGTTCTC